AGAGCAGACCACGAACACTCAGCCAGGCGGTCTTAAACCCCTCGACTACCTCGATCCCAGTCACGAACGAGTCTTGGCGATCGTAAGCGAGGAAACAGCTCGTTTCATCGGCATGGGCTACGCTTCCAAGGGCATCATGAGGGGCACGGTGGCTATCCCCATCCACGATAACGACGGCACGCTGATAGCCTACGTCGGCATCGAGGAGGACGGCACCTATCGCTTCCCCACAGGCTTCCTCCGCACCGCCCACATCTTCAACATCCATCGGGTGATGACAGGGGAGGTGCATCTTCTGCCAACCGTGGAGGACGTTCTTAGGGCGACGGAGAACGGCGTGGAGCAGGCGATATGCTTCTTCACCACTGGAATCGATCCTGTGCAACTCAGGACATTGGCGGATACATTGGAGAACAAACAGGCAACACTACTTTTATAGCCCCTTCGGGGGCTTTTTTTTAATTACTCATACCGCTCCATGACGAACTTATACACTCAGCACCGCTCATACAGACCTTTGACGTACTAATTTCATGGATACTAGGAACAGTTCTCCCCAACGGAGAATGGAAATGCAAGAGCTCCTCAACAACGCAATACGCGCCTCTCAGCATCGCGCCTCATCGTCTGGTATCTGGTCGCACTCACGTGGAAATGCCTACTTCATATTCTGCGTCGGGCAAGACGAAGAGCGCATCACCAGCTTCATGTCCTGGGCGAACGTTAACCGCATCAACTACAAGCCTCTCAATGGCATGTATCGCGGTGCCCGCGAGCGATCCTTCATCGCCAACATGAAGGACTACCCGCGCATCCAGTCGTGGCTGGGCAACGAGGAAAGCGTGCTGGTCATTGACCGCTATGACGCCCGAGACATTCCTCGCGCCTCTCTTCGGTATCGTGATGGCTCATATGATGACATTGGACGGTTTGTGCCGGTGTCTCAGCACACTGCTATGATGCGCCGATCATGGACGCACGATCCTACTACCAACCAATACTACATCACGGAGTAACTCACAGGGCACCCAAGTGGTGCCCTTCTTTTTGATGATATTATTGGTGTGTTAGTTCCTTCACATAGGGAGTACGAACATGAACCCCGCAACTGTCGGCCTGCGTCGGACGTATACGTGTGATTCCTGCGATAGGAGGATCACTCATGCGCCCTGCACGCACCTCGACGCCGATGAACTCTACCTCTTCTGCAACACCGCCTGCCGTGACGCCTTCTACCAGGAGCGGCACCAAGAAAGGCTTACACTCGATGTCGTATAGGGAGGGCACGTCATGCGCACCAGGAACCGTCGCAAACGGCGCGAAATCCGCGAACATCTGCGCTCACTGCTTCAAGTCGTTAATGGGCGTCTCTCGCGTGTATCGTCCGCAGAAGGGCACAGCGCCAGAGCCACGGAGCTACTATTGCTCAATGATATGCCTCACGCAACCAGGGAGCAACGCCTTCGTCAAACGCAGGACGTAGCCCGTCTCCAGTGAATACCAAAGAGCCACCAGAATATAGGTGGCTCTTACTAACCGCGTCCATTTACATTATGTAAATGTTGGTATATTATGTAATGCACATGAAGCACATAAATTTCGTTGGCAGAAACAGCAACAATAACTTTCTAGTCGATGACGACGACTACGTGGTATTGAACCGTTTTAATTGGTATATCAGTAAGGAGGGGTATCCAGTAACCACCTCCGTTGGAAAGCACCCTATAAAAGTGCATTCGCTAGTAATGCCTCGCGTTCGCGGAAAGGTGGTCGACCACATCAACCGCAATAAATTAGACAATACAAAGGAGAACCTGAGGTATGTACCTCAATCTCTCAATCTACTCAACACATCCTCAATCAATATTAAATTAAGAGAAAATGGAACATACCAAGCTCGAATGACATTGAGGGGATGTGAGCTTTGCTTCGGCTGTTTTAGTAGTAAAGACGACGCCGTATCTATTATTCGTGAGGTGAAGGACGACGTATTTAAATACTATGAGAAACATGGGAAAATACCACGCAGACTCACAACTATTGATGCTATTAAAAAATACAAGAAGGATACTCCAACGAATGACCAGATGAAGGAGCGTGCAGTTCTTGGGGGTATTGCGAGTGGAAAAGTCTGGACAGACGCAAAAATCCAATCAGCAAAAAGAAATATACTCAAAGCCCGTGAAAGTCAGAACTCCCGGACTGGATGACATCCAGGCGCGCATAAGAGCCGCAGGGATGCAGTAGGACTTCTTTACCCACAGAGCCGTCTTTACTAACAGGACGGCTCTTACTATTAGGTTCTAGTGTATAATGCTCCTGTATGTTCTTTCACACAGGAGGCTACCAATGGAACCCATCAACCTTCACTCCGGTGGAGAGATGATTACCTACGAGGCACTTCGGGAGGTGCACACCCCCGACGCAACCAGCACCCACGTTCCCATACCTCACCATCGGGTCGTTGACCTGGCACGGGGCACTTTGTCCATGTATGGGCATGAGGTGCTCGAAGAACACCACGCCATTGACCACGAGGGCATGAGATACTTCGGGCTTCTGTCCCTCCGTAGTCCCTACACTGGCTACACCGACACTTTGGCGCTCAGGAACGCCAACGACCGCGCCTTTCCCGTGGGGATCGGTTTCGGCTCCCGCGTGTTCGTATGTTCGAATCTCGCTTTCATCGCCGATCACGTCATCAAGCGTCGCCACACGGCGAATCTCAAGCGTGACCTGCCAGGCATCGTCGGAGAGCTGATCGAACCGCTCACCGTCATTCGGGAGAACCAGGCGAAGACCCTGCAACGCTACCGCCACGCAATGCTGACCGACCAGCAGGCTGACCACGCTATCCTCTCTCTCTATCGGGCGGGTGTCATCAACATCAACCGCGTGCCGGACGTGATGGCGCAGTGGCACGAGCCGAGCTTCCCTGACCTGGAAGAACCCAGTGCATGGAGATTGTTCAACGCCGTCACCTACGCCCTGCGCGGACGGGTGATGGAGAACCCGAACGCGACGCCGAAGCTCCATCAGGTGATTGACGGCTTCTGCGAAGTCGCATAACCCACAGCGCCCCCTTACTCTTGGGGGCGTTTTTATATATGATTAAGGCAATCTCCTATTATGGATAGGAGTGTTCTTTCTCGGTCGCACAATAGAATAAAATCTACCCAAAATATAGCGCATACATATTGATAATCACAGAAGTCCGCACCTCCGTTGCGGATTTTTGTGTTATACTTTGGTGGGGCACATTTTTTGCTCAAAAAAATCTGGTTTCATACATTTTCCAGATAGCCCCTACTATCTCTCTCAGATAATTCACATCAAGCCTCTCGCGATGGGGCTTTTTGTGTTATTATGAAGCTATGCATACACCAACTATCAAAAGGCTTATTTACATATTCTTTTTGTTCTTTCACTATCTGCGTGCGAAGTCCGTTTGGAGATTCCTTCGGTGGGTAGATCGCAAAACCCATACCATGAAGCCACCGACATACAAACTTAATTCAGAATTGGTTTAACTGGAAATAACTAATATGGCACGATTTACAGACTACAACGAGCAGATGAATACTCGCGCACAGCAATACATCATTTCCTGCGAAGACACCGAAGTGACGAGAGCGGGAGAGGTGCGTATTAAAGTTAAACTTCCTACAGTAGAAGGTTTGGCTATATACCTTGGCGTTTCAAGGGATACATTATATGAATGGGCAAAGCATCACGACACATTTTCCGACACTTTAGATTATTTGAAAGCTGCACAAGCAGATAAGCTAATAAATAGCGGACTCTCAGGCGACTATAACTCAACAATCGTTAAACTTATGCTCTCGTCGAATCACGGTATGAGAGAAAAGAGCGACGTAACTACAAACGATAAAGACCTGCCGACCCCTATCTTATCAACACCACATGTTCTTCCTCACAACAGCGACGACGAAAGTCTCGAAGCTCAGTAAGAAGATACGAGCTGTTCAAGGAGGCACTTCCGCTTCTAAGACTATTAGCATTCTGCTGCACCTGATTCATATGGCGCAGTCGGACACGAAGCCAACTCTTACGTCTGTCGTATCGGAAAGCCTTCCACACCTTAAACGTGGTGCCATTCGAGATTTCCTCAGTATCCTGCAATCGCACCACTACTACAAGGACGCGAGCTGGAACCGCTCTGATTTCACGTACACCTTTGAAACAGGGAGTAAGATAGAATTTTTCTCAGCTGACCAGCCTGACAAACTGCGAGGCGCTCGACGTGACCGCCTCTTCATCAATGAAGCCAACAACCTCTCTCTTGATGCATTCGATCAGCTAGAAGTGCGCACAAGGGAGTTTGTATACCTCGACTGGAACCCCACTACTGAGTTTTGGTTTTATACTGACATTCTTGACCATCGGAATGACGTAGAGCACATCATCCTAACCTATAAAGACAATGAGGCTCTCTCACCTGAAATCATCTCCTCAATCGAACAGCGCAAAAATCGTACAAACTGGTGGAAAGTATATGGCCTCGGACAGTTAGGAGAGGTGGAAGGAAAGATATACACAGGTTGGCAGGTCATCGACGATATACCGCATGAGGCACGTCACATCGGTCGTGGATTAGACTTTGGGTACTCTAATGACCCTACAGCTATCGTGGATGTATACGAATACAATGGGGGCTATATTCTTGACGAACTGCTTTATCGGAAAGGGATGAGTAATTCACAAATAGCTGACATCCTGAAAGCTGATGACATCATAACCATTGCCGACAGTGCAGAGCCAAAAAGTATTGATGATATTAAGAGCTACGGTGTCACTATCCTCCCAGCCGACAAGGGAAAGGATTCGGTAGCGTTTGGTATTCAGCTCGTGCAGGATCAACGCATCTCGTATACCAAGCGAAGCACCAATATCGGTATTGAGTATCGCAACTACCTCTGGGAACGCGATAAGGACGGACGTATTATTAACGTACCCGAGCATGGTTTTAATCATGCACTTGACGCTACCAGATACTATCTTGCACACCACCTTCGCAATACGCCAGACGACGTAGGAGATTTCTACGAACGCTTACGCACACGTAAATCCACTCGCGTCGTTGGCGCACGCTTATGATGTGATACACTTATGCCATGAACATACTAGACTTTATAGAGGAGGCTCGCGAGTTTTATGACACGAAGACCATACCTCTGCATGATGGCGACGAATTTTCCCAGAAAGAGCTTTTCAAATATGTCAACTTTAACCGTCGCTCCAAGTACATGGAGGAAGCTAGTGACAACATCATTGGCGACTACCCATATGATAACGTAACCAAATACCGTATCCGCTTAGAGGCACGCGCTACTGATTTTGATACCAAACACATTGAAACTGAGCCATTAAACGGTAGTCGTGAAGCACGTGTCTCTGCAATGATTGCTACCAAGGTGCTTCAAAAGAAGATGCGAGCTATTCGCCTTGGGCGCTTCTTAAATCAATATTCCGGAACTCGTCCTGAGTATGGTGGATTTCTGTGCAAGAAGACCGCCGACGGAATCCACAAGGTACCGTGGGAAAATGTCATCACTGACATGTCTGACATCCTGTCGGGTGTCATCATTGAGCGCCACTACATGCGTCCATCAGAGTTAAAGAAAACGAACTGGAAAAATGTAGACAGCGTGATTAAAGACGCAGCACGCAAAAAGAAAGAGAAGGACATGGATAAATCCTCTACGACTGAGGCAGATACCATTAACCATCTCATTGAAATATGGGAGATGCATGGCGAGATTACAAAATCAGTCTACCTTGCGGCAGTCGCTCAAATGGACGGCACCAAGTATGAACCCAAAGACGATGACGACTACGAATTTGTGCAGTGCCAGGTGATCTGTGCGCCGCTCGGAAAAGACAAAGATGGAAAGATGCAAGGCGCGGTGTTACAAGCGAACGAAGAAACAGAGTTTCCTTACGACTACGACGCTCGCAATCCTATGAGTGGACGCGGAATAGGCGAGGGTATACCTGAGGAGCTAAAAGAGCACCAGCGTTGGCACAACTTCTATAAGACCGAGGAAGCGAGGGCGGTTGCCATTGGAGGCAAGGTGCTCTTCGTGACCGATGATGGCACAGTAGCCGACACAATTTACGACGAGGGTATCGAGCACGGCACCATCATGCGTGTTGGTGAAGGGCGCATGTTTCAGCAGTTATCCACAGTCTCTACGGGCGTGCCTCTATTCCAAAACATCATGCAGGAATGGGAAACGTCAGGCGACAAAGCTACGTCATCATTCAACGCGGTTATGGGAGAGGAAGCGGCACCTGGCACTCCATACAAAGCACAGTACCTTCAAGATGTAAATGGGAATGGTCAATTTCTCCAATACCGTGAGGAAATGGGCGAGTGGATCACTAATCTTGTCAACAAGTGGCTCCTTCCTGACGCTCTCGCTGATGCTGCATCAGACGATGAAATATATGAAACCTTCTCGAAGGCTGAATTACAACTCATTGATGAGGTGATTATAGAGAAGCGGATGATCGACGAACGCGCTCGCATCCTTCTGGAAGAGAAGCGTGCGGTATCAAGCGCTGAAATGGAAGAACTCAAAGCGAAGATTCAAAGCCAGCTCGATAAGCAGGGCACTAAGCGTTCCATTGACGGCATCAAAGACTTTATAAAACGCGAAGTGATCGGTAATGTCGTCATTCACACAACCGACGAGCAGCGTAGCAAAGCTATCCTATTCGAGAGTTACTCGAATGCCCTCGCGCTCTTTGCTGAGACTGACCCTGCTCGCCTTGCTATACGCGATCGTATACTAGATCAAATGGGTGTAACCAAGGAGGAGCTATCTCTCTATGCAGAAGAGGCAAAGGCTGTCGCGATGCAGCAAGAGCAACAAGCACCACAATTTGAGACAACACAATTAAAAGCCTTGGACTCTAATACCCTTCAACCTGCATGACCTTCACAGATACCGAAAAAGCATTAGCACGATCTCTTTGTGAGAACCCTGATATGCTTGCCTTTCTTGAAAAGGTGTTTTGCCCTGAAAGAGAGGCGGTTGAACGTGAACTAGAAAAGAATGTAGCAGCGCTTGACGATGCAGAATATGGACGCTTGATGAAAGTGACTTTTCTAATGCGCGCTTCATTTAGTACAAAGCTAAATCTAATACGTCAGATAGGAGGAGCATTGTCCACACCTACAACTCAACGAAGACATGCGCCGTTATAGGTGTGATATACTTTTTTACAAAGAGACTAAACTCACCAAAAGATTTTATTTAGAATTAACCCATAAAGAATGAACAAAATACTTTTAGGATTCATTTTAGGACTCGTCATTGTTGCAACACCTGCATTTGCAGACCGCATCACGCAATACACCTATTTTGGAGAAGGATTTTCAGCAGGTATCTCTAACCAGCTCACCGTGAGCGATGAGGGAGATATTGTAACCACTGGGGATACTAACGTTCGAGAGTTCACACAAGGTGGCGGTGTTTTAAACCTAACCGATGCAAACGGTGGAACATACACCCTAACTGAGGCGGAACTCCTAAACAATAACTATCTAAAGTTTGCAGCAGGTGGAGGGGGTCAAGCTGTTATTGCTTTAACTCTTCCAGCAACTTCGACAATGACAACTCTAATTCCCAACGCAGGTGATTGTCGTCAGTGGATATATGACGCTTCTGCACTAGCAGCAGCAACTACAACCACTATCACAGCAGGTACTGGGCACGACCTTATTGCTTATACAACCAATGATGATGTCATTGACGGCACCGAGTACGCACAAATCACTATGTGTCGCCAGTCAGACACAGACGTAACGACATTCACCACTGAGATGCTAAATGCCGACTAGTATGACCTCGAACATTAAAAGACTGCTCAGCCTACTACTTGCCTTGTTTATCATTGCCAGCACGGTAGTGGTACTTCAAGTCGTACACGAAGCTGATGCGAGCACTGACCGCAGTAACTATCTTTCATCCCGCATAACTTCTGCAAATGCCTCTTCAAGCGTAGGCACAAGACTTATGGGGCCGGGCACGCTTGGGAGCGTGATAGTTATTAACGGTAGCTCTGCATCAACAACCGCAGAAACCACTATAGGGATATATGATGGCAGCTCTACCGCAACTTCATCAGCTACATTAATCGCGACTTTTAACACAAGCACATCAGCAGGTGTATACACCTTTGATGTGCAAGCGTCGCAGGGACTCATAATAGACGTTCCTAGAGGCTTCACAGGTCAATACGTCGTCACGTATCGACTGTAGGAGGTCTGTCACTAAAGACACTAAAAAGATTAACAGGACTAAACCTAAAAAGATTATGTTTATCGAAGGAGAAAACGACGCAGAGTTAGACGTTAATGACAAACAAGATGACACCGACACAGAAGGTGAAAGCGAGACGTCAAGCGAAGGTAGCGAGCCTGAGACAATTACCCTCACGAAAGCAGAGCGCGATCAACTCATCAAAGACACCCGAAAGGATCAAGATAAGCGATGGAAAGAACGCCTCAAGCTCAAGGAAGGTGATGACGAAGACTCCGCTGACAGCAAAAAGGAAGATAAGGTAGACACTGACGAGCGGTATGACCGCTTGGAACTCAAGACCGAAGGGGTGACGAGCAAGAAGGAGCAAGATATTGTACTTGACTACGCAAAATTTAAGAAGATTTCCGTCCTCGAAGCGCTCAAAGCGCCAGGAGTGAAGGCAGAGCTTAAAGAGTTGCGTGATAAGGCATCGGTTCCATCACCCTCGCGGCGCACAAATGGAGGCGTAGACACGGGTACCGTCGAGTATTGGGTAGAACAATACAAAAGAGGCGGTAAATCCGCTCCCACAGTGGAGATGCGCAGAAAGGTGCGGCAAGCTCTCCAGCGTTAAGCCCACCAAGAGCGGGATATTGATTTAACTTTATCCCATTATGGCCAACGTATTTGGTTCTGACGTTCACAAACAAAAGTATATGGAAGGTGTGCAGGATGAGCTTCGAGACTCAATCCCTATGCAGTCCGTATCCACCGTAATTACCGACAATGTGGAGTACATCCACAATCGTTATGGTGATGACGAGTCAGCAGAAAATAGCTCAGACAGCACGTACGCTGTCTCGGACGCTACCTACACTGACGATGCAAAGCTTATCGACAAAACTGCGGTTAAATCACACCGCATCTCCTACAAAGACATGGCACGTCAAGGATTTGACATTGCTGTTGACCTCGTAGATCGCCATGGCTTTGCTCTAGCAGAAGCAGTCCATCGACATAGCGCGCAGACTGTGTACCAGTTAGCAAACGGCATTGTAGACAACGAAGTTCTTAATGGTTCCGCATCAGCGCTAACCCCAATTACACTAAGTAACACTAACGTAGACGACGTAGGTGCTACCATCACTCAGGTTCTTCAAGAGCGTGAGGCATACGGAGGTGGAACTCCATTTGCTATGATGTCTCCTAAGTCAGCTAAGAAGTTTAACCTCTTTGCAATGGGGGCAGGTTTTGCAGTTTCTGACAATGCGCTTCGAGATGGTCTTTTCCGCATTAATCACGGTCATCTCTTCGGACTTGATACCATTATCACCAACGAAGTTCCCCGATCAGTTGACCTAACCTTTAGTGGTCAGCCTTCTGATGCGGATACATTTACGATGGCAATTAACGGTACGACTGTTACCTTCACCTTGAAGAACACTCCTGCTTTAGCTGGAGCTATTGACATCGGTGCAGACGCAGAAGGAACCATTGATAACATCGTCACTGCAATCAACGCAGCATCAGGACAGGGTGTGACGACTGGTGCAGGTACAACCTACATCGCTCTCTCAGCAGCAAATGCTCGCCTTCTCAAGAATGCTGGTGTACGTGCTGTGAAGGTTTCAGCAACAGTGCTCCGAATCACAACGTTCCGCTATGTGACCATCGCAGAATCTTTGACCAACGTAACCCTCGGCACATACATCGAGAATATTCTTTGTGGTATGCGTGGTGCCCCTGTTATTGCTCTCCCTTCAAACGGAATGCACGCAGATGAAACCAAACCAGAAGGATACCTTGGAAAAGAGATCACGACCTCTCAGGAACACGATGCACACGTGTTCTATAAGAACCGTGACAAGCTTGTGCGTCTGTTAGTAGCAGCGTAACCAGATACCCCCTTTTTGGGGGTTTGGTTGGTGGTGCTCCGCTCTGTGCCACCAACCTAGCCCCTAATTCATATGACCTACCAAACAGCATTAGATCATATCAAGTTCATCACAGGACAAGACAATCTGTCTGATACTGACGGCATTCGTATTATTAACTTTGCCCTAGATTCATATAGCTCAATCGCTACCGAGAGTCACGGATGGTGGAAGTTTGCCGACACAAGCCGAACTACTCAGGAAAAGAGCTATACGGCAGCCGTATCGGGACAGCACGACTACTCACTCGATACCAGCTTCCTTAAGATTGACGGCGTACAGGTGAAAGTAGACGGAAAATGGCGCGGGCTTACTCAAGTAGATCGACGAGAGTATCGCGACGTGCCACTCGACGAGCGATACAGCACGCCAGGGACACCTGTAGCCTATGACTTTGATGGCTCAAGCTTCTACCTCTACCCAGCTCTGAACTGGTCTGACGCTGGTGACCTAACGGACATCGCTAACCTGACAATCCGAGTCCTCCACACACGCTTCGCTGCACATATTACAAGCCTTTCAAGCACTATCGGCATCCCTGATGGGCACCTTGAATATCTAGCACTTCATGGGGCTAGGCAGCTTGGTTTCCGAACTGCCGACAGCAAGAAGACAGACATTCGAGACGAGCTGGTCAAATGGGAAGGGACGGAGATCAATGGGCGCAGATCAGGAGGAAAGATTAGAGCCTTCTACTCGGGTCGCGATGAAGACCGCCCCCGTAGGCTCAAGCCAAACAACACGACGAACCACGCATTTAATAAGCGCTCTAACATATAATAAGCATATGTCAACAATGTATTTAAAGGGTCTTGAACAACTACTTTTGGGCAATATTGCCCTAGAAAGTGCGACACTCAAATTAAAATATATGGCGACTACCTACACACCAGCGCCTACCACAGAAAGTTTCCTATCTGATGTGTCCGCACAGGAGGCATCGGGTGCTCCCACTGAAACGCTTGCAAGCGTTGATGTACGGATAGATGCAGCAAATAACCGCGTAGAGGTAGACGCTGCCGATGTAACCGAGAACGGCATCACATGCTCAACTAATAAGTTTATCATCTACAAAGATACGGGAGTAGCAGCAACCTCCCCTCTTATTTGCTGCATTGATATTGCAGAAGGCACACTATCTCCTGTTGGAGGTACTATCGCAATCACATTTAACGCAGAGGGCATATTCGCCGTAACGCCTACATAACAAAAATAAAATGGCAGCTCCTACTTATCAATCCATAGGCACAGTCTCGCGCATATCGGTGTCTACAGACGTTGTTATTCCAAAGCCATCAGGACTATCTGTGGGCGATTTTATGATTGCTCTTGTGTTTTTCAAAGAAGGCACAGCACGCTCGGTAAACACGTTAAGCGGTTGGACGGCTCTATGCGGAACTAGCCAGGAGACGAGCATATACGCCTTCTCTAAAACTGCCAATTCGGGAGATGTTGCGGCGAGCAACTTCACCTTTGTTGGTAGTGGAAATCTGACATATGCAGCAGGAGCTATCTTAAGGATCACGTCTCAGGCAACTGGTGCAGAGATACATGGCACGGAACTTGACCACGACAACGTAAATGAGACTACTAAGGAATTTACCACAGCGATCACTCCGCGCACCGCTGAGTCATTGATTGTTATGGCGTTCGGTGGGTGGGCACAAGCATCTTCAGGAGCACCTTCGCTCTCAAGCTATGCCACCACACCCACAGTCACATACACCGAGCGGTATGATGGTGGCATTGATGATGGTGCTAACGGTATTTTCTTTGGCGTGGCAACAGGATCGTATACCGGATCAACGCAGTTTACCTCACGTGAGGCTGTCGTATCTGAATCTACTCAATCGCCAGGCTGCTCTAGTGTTATCATTGTGATGAACCAGATGGAAAATGGTGCCGGAACCGCCGCACTCTTATCTACCGATGCGGACTTTTTTACAACTAATGGCACAAGTGGTACGACAGGATCAGCTGCGCTCTTATCCGTGGACGCAGACTTTTTTACACCGACATCCACAGAACAAAGCCCTTCCGAGAGATGGCAGGGTGAGCCGAAGACGGACACAGACTGGGTTAATGAGCCAAAATCATGATGACGCCAGAAGAGAGGACAGAGTTTGACGAGTTGAAGGCTATCGTAGCTGCAATTAGGGGCGTCAAAGATGTGTCATTCATTCAAGAGCTTAAGCGCCGCGCTCTCGCTGATGCTGCGAAGATTGGGGATACCCTAGTTGCTACCACTATCACGCAGGCTGTCCGCAATTCCGCAGACACAGGTAGTGTCAATGTAGCCAAGGTTCCTGATGGTAAGACCGCTATAATTGATGCATTCGGAAATATTAAATACGTCGCCACATATAATTCATGAGCACTTTTTCTGTACCAAATAACCAAAAGCAGATACGCCAGGTTAACCGAGGGGATACCTTTGGTGAGCTTTGGGCGACCTTCAATATTGATTTAACATCCTCACCAAGAAAAATTAAGGTGTCCAAAAAGCTCTCGCGGATACTAGATGAGACATTCCTAAACAACGATGATATACAGTCTATCATCGTACATGACGGTTTTTACTATGTGGTCACTATCGGCCAAGTCTTCAAGTGTTCCGCTGACGATGATCCTACTGACAGCGCAAATTGGACAGAAATAGCAACTCTCGGATTGGAAGACCTTGGATTTGAAACCGACGCCGTATCCTTCTTAGGTCTTATTCTAATTTCTCTAGGTACGGACATTATGTCGTGGGATGGAAGTACCAAAGATGACGATTGGTGGACGGTCACCGTAAGCGGCACCGCTCTCACCGCATCAAAGCCTCACATTATGCACGTCCATCGTGGTGGACAAGAAACCCTCTTTGTAACCGATAGCAATAAGATACGCTATTACAATGCAACCGCAGGACACTCAACCATAACATTAGATGACTTCTTTACCGCTTGCTGTGTGACCTCTGGAGTGAGCGCTGTGTGGGTCGGAACCTATACCGAAGTTGGCGACGCGGCTTATGTGTACGAGATATATGTTGGGGAGCAGCTTGATAGCGTTCCTGTGGCAAGGAATGCCTATAAGGTAGACGGTCGGGCAGTGCTTTCTATTGAGGTGATTGACAACATTCCATACATTGTGACCGAGAAGGGTACCGTACAATCTTTTAATGGAGCTGGTTTTTCTCCTGTTGCCTACTTCCCATTTGCATATGGCAACAATGATATTGAGGGCGTACGCGCGGGACTTGTTCAGGATACTTCGATTTCACGCCCGATCCATCCAAAGGGAATGAAGCCACGAAACCGATCTCTTTTGATTGCTATCAATACGGAAGAGGGCGTCGCAGGATCAGACCCTGTAGACGAGCGAACCCCGTCAGGCGTGTGGGAGTTTAATGTTGACACAGGTGTACTTAATCACCGTCAGTCCCTAACATCAGCATCAACCCAATATGGATACCAGCGCCAACGTCGCAGCGGCCCTCTCTTTGTTGCAGACAATCGTTATACGACGCTGTTGGTGGCAGGGGAGACAGGGCTTGATGAAATTGGACTTTTTGGCGAAAGCGATGAAACCCCACAAGGATACATCATCACACCTGAGATAGAGTCTGAAACTGTTAGGGACACATTTGAAAAGGCAGTTATAAAGGCACGCACTCTCGCAGAAGACGAACGTATCGTGCTAAAATATATGACAGAAAAAGATGTGAATTTTCCTCAATACAATGACATTGTGTGGTTGAATGCAACACAGTTTAATACGACGGATACCTCCTTCGCCAATGTATCTGTCGGTGACGAAATTGAAATCACAGAAGGCTACCGAGCGGGGTATATCGCACATATCACCGACATCGAAGGAACCACCACACGTACGGTCACGATCAGCGAGTCTATTGGACTTCTTAATGAGACTTCTCGTGTCCGTGTTCTTAATTGGACGCTTATTGACCAGGAATACCTCACGGCAGACGGA